ATGGAGACACCTAAAACTAAGAAGCAATTAAAGCCTGCTGTAAAATACTCTGCTGAGCTGGCGAAACCGATCTTAGATGCTGTAGCGGAAGGGTTACCACTCTCTCACGCTTTAAAAGCCCCTAATATGCCTACTAATATCGCCTTTTTCGATTGGCTTAAGAAGTATCCAGAGCTACAGACGCAATACGACGAGGCTAGAAAGTGTCGTTTAGAGTTGATGATTGAAGAGGTTACGAATGAACCAGAGCCAACAGAGCATGAATTAGCTAACCCTGTTTTTTTCTCCAAGATGCGAGACCGTAAGCAAAAGAGCGTATTATGGCTTACGGAGCGTCTCAACCGTCAGATTTACGGCAACCATGTAACGGTAGAGAATAAGCACACGATAGATTTGAAGCCAGTGTTAGCTAAGATTGAAGAGCGAAGAAGACGTCAACAAGCTAACGGGGCTATGAGAGTCATAGAAGCTACAGAAAAGCTACTAGAGCTAACGAAGTTAAGCAAGGCTAAGCAATCTACGATGAAGCTAAAGAAATGAGACTTAGGGAGCTTTAAGAGTCTTTTAGAGCTATAGGAGTTTAATGTTCTTCTGGGTTTTCTTTGTTTTGAGAGGGGGTAGCCCCCCAAGAGGAGTTTTGAAAATATATAGAGCCTAGCCTCCGACAATTTTTATAAAATTTTGAAAGTTTTGAAAAAAAATAATTGAAACATGTTGACAAAGACAATTTATAAGTGCATATTAATTATGCTCTCTCTTCTTCTGTCACTTATATGCTTTCCCTGAATTAAATATGGTAAGTTTATACGTGACAGAAGATAGAGAGCACTTCCCATAATTTATATAATGTTTTTGTCTGTTTTAGGCTTGCACGCTGAATCAACTTATGGTAGAATCTGTAGTGTGATTTAGGCTAGTAGATCAACCTCTCTTGACGATAAGATAGAAGAGGATTGTGAAGACTAGCCGCTCTCAATTCTCTTCTATCTTATCTCTTTAGGGGGATGTTTATAACAGATATTAGAGATTGTTTTATTGACCCGAGAACTTCCGACATCTCCAGAAAAGGAACAAGAGCTTTTTGATCTCATGTGGTCAAGAGAGTACAAGTTGAGTTTTACCAACTTTGTGTTGCATTTCTTTCCGTGGGGCGAAGATGGAACGCCGTTAGAGCATTTTGATGCTCCCCGTAGATGGCAATTAGATTTTATGGAAGCGGTAGACGCTCATTGTTTTGCCAATGCTGATAATCCTGATCCGAAGATATTTAAGGGAGCTGTATCAGCTGGACGAGGGATTGGCAAAACAACTTTAAACGCTTGGATGATGTTATGGTTAATATCGACGAGACCTGGTATGTCAATACTTTGTCTTGCCAATTCGGAAACGCAGCTGAAGAGTACGTTGTGGGCTGAGGTAAGTAAGTGGCTGTCGATGTTACCGAACAAGCATTGGTTTGAGATGCAGTCGTTATCTTTGCATCCTGCTGTTTGGTATGCGGAAGCATTAGAAAAGAATTTTGGGATTGACTCAAAGCATTACACGATTACCTGTAGGACATATTCGGAGGAACGCCCTGATACTTTTGTAGGGCATCACAACACGTACGGAATGGCTATTTTTAACGATGAAGCCTCAGGTACTCCTGATGTTATAAACACTTCTATTCTTGGATTTTTTACTGAGAATAACGCCAATCGTTTTTGGGTTATGACGTCTAATCCTCGGCGGTTAAACGGTTGGTTTTACGATATATTTAACGTTCCCTTAGAAGATTGGCAGAGATTTCAGATAGATACACGAACAGTAGAGGGCATTGATTCAAGTTTCCATGAGGGTATCATTGTTCGTTATGGTTTGGACTCTGATGTTACACGGGTTGAGGTATTAGGACAATTTCCCCAACAGGACATCAACAGTTTTATACCTTTTTACCGTATTGAAGAAGCACTTAACAGAGAGCCATATCCTGATCCTTATGCCCCACTCATTATGGGTTGTGATATAGCAGGGGAAGGTGGAGATAACACGGTTGTTGTTCTGCGTAGAGGTACTCATATTGAACATATATTTGATTGGTCAGGATTGGCTGTCAACGCTTCCAGTCGCAAGATTGAGGAACTGATTAACAAATACAATCCTGATGCTGTTGTGGTCGATGCCAACGGTATTGGGGTACAAACGTATTACTATTTAGAAGATGAGGGCTATAACGTTTACGCTGAGAAAGGTCAGAACAGAGCGGATGACCATGAATCTTATAGGAACAGACGGACAGAGATTCATGTTAAGATGGCAGAATGGCTAGAGTTAGCAAGTATTCCCCATCATAGTGGATTAATTCATAACTTAAAATCTTTATCCTCTTTCATAGAGGCTAATACTGGCAAATTAGCTTTAGAATCCAAGAGGGTTAAAGGTGCAGTGAGTACCGATTATTCCGATGCTTTGGCTTACACCTTTGCGGTTAGTCCTGCCAGAAAAGACGCTTCCTATAGTCAATGCAGATCATATCGATATGAAGCAGATGAGCTACTTGTTGATCGGAGGTTCAGCTATGCCTCCAGATGATATTAAGAACCCTTACTCTCCCTTTTTTTCGTAGGTGGGTCACCGCCCAACACCAGCACCAACGCCAACACGTCCTCCGCCAACTTTAGCAGGCGGGCTATTAGGTGGTGCTACGTCGGTCATTGATTATCTGTTTTCTAGTTCTGATCAAGAGGAAGATAATAAGCAAGATAAGAAGCAAAGTTTTGGATAAACCTGCTTACATGCTCACGGATTAGGAGAAAGAGATGCAAGAGGAAAAAGAAAGTTCGTGGATTAATCCTCATTCTTACTTGCTACACCGTAGGATCACATCCTCGATGCTTTTAGCGGGTGGATATAGACGATGAAGTATTCTATTAAAAAGATAGAGACTTGTTTTGAGGATTTAAAATCGCAAAGAAGCGAATTAAATACTCGGATGGAGGAGTTAACAGGTCTTCTTTATCCCTATAAGCAAGACTCAAAATCTCATATGTGGGATACGACAGGATCTGAGGCATGTATTAAGTTATCGTCGTTGCTTTCTTCCCTTATTACCCCACCCGGTCAAAAGTGGCATGGGTTATCTGAGCCTTTTTTTAGGCATCAAGCCTTTCTTTATGAGGAGGATGCGGGGGCGAAAAGAATTAGAGAATGGTGTGATCAAGTAACGGATGTGCTTTTTGGTTTTAGGGAGCGTTCTCGTTCTGGATTTGTGAGTTGTCTGCAGTCTTTTTACACTAGTATTGTTGAGTTTGGGACTGGTTGTTTTTACATTGAAGCGGATGTTGATGAAACGGGATTAGAAGAGGGAATACGTTATATTGCCGTTCCCCTTGCCGATGTTTATTTGAGTGTTAATCATCAAAACGAAGTGGATAGTGTTTACCGAACATTTGAGTTTACGGCTGAGCAGATTGTAGGCAAATGGGGAGAGGGTGTTTTATCTGATAGGATGAAGTCATCTTACGAGAAGAAAGAAACGGACAAGTTTAAGATCATTCATGCGGTATATCCTAGAAGTCTTGCTGAGAAGAAGAAAGATAAAGGCAACAAGAACTTTCATTCTCAATTTGTATGTATTGATGAGAACCTATTTTTTGAAGAGAAGCAGATTGCTACCCTTCCCTATATTGTTGGTCGTTACCGAGTAAGAGCGGATGAGATATACGGTAAATCGCCAGCGATGGAAGCTCTTCCTGCGATTAGACGTTTAAATGAGATATCGAATGAATTAGCCCAATACGCCCGTCTTTCTTTATATCCAGCGTATCTTGCTCCCTCAGAGGCTAAACAACGGGATTTTGAAGTGAAGTCTCGTCATATAAACATAGGAGCGATGAGCAGAGACGGCAAAGCCCTTTTTCAACCGCTTCAAGTTGGCAATCCTCTTCCGTTTTATGACGAGCTTAAAAGAATACAAGGATCTATTCATAGTCTTTTTTTGCTTGATTTGTTTCAAGTGTTGGATGACAAGGCATCTCGTTCAGCTGCGGAATCTATGGAGAAGACGAGAGAGAAAGGGGCATTTGTAGGACCTCTCATTGGAGGTCTTCAATCGGAATTTATTGGAGCGATGATTAAGCGGGAGTTGGATATTCTTGACGCACAACACAAGCTCCCCGAATTAGATGACTATGATCATTCACCTTTTCACCTTTTAAAGGTTGAGTATACATCGCCCTTATTCAAATACCAACAAGCTGAGAGTGTTGCGAGTGTTCTTCAAGGGACAAATACCGTTTTAGAATTGGGGGCTAAAACGGGTAATTCAGAACCTATGGATCATATTGATATTGATAAGGTTTCCCGTTTTGCCCTTTGGGCGAGTGGTTCACCAGCACATCTTATCCGTGATGTGGATGAAGTACGTAATATTCGGATCAAAAGAGAAGACCAAATGGAAAAGATGAGGAACGATCAAATAGAAGATCAACAAGAGCAAATGGGGATGGAAGCAGGGGCGAAAGCTGTGAGTAAAGCTATGGAGAAGAAGATGACGAATGACCTGATGGAGAATAGCTATGATTGATTTTAGGTATCTTGCCGAGAAGATTAAAAACAAAGCTTTAGGATGTGGTTACACTGTGGACTCTGTTGTTTTAGCTGAACAACTGGAAGAAGATGAGAGAAGGCTTCGATTGTATAAGAGCGTTTTTGCTACAGAAGCTGGAAAAGAAGTTTTGATGGATTTGATGGTTGAAGGAGGGCTTTTATCCTCTCCTGAGATTGATGATGCCCTAAAGCTTGCTCACTGTGAGGGCAAACGGACTATGGCTGTTCGTATCGCATCAAGTTTAGGTCTTAATTTTGAACAAATAGTACAAATGTATTCAATAGAAAAGGAATAACTAATGACAGATGTAGGCGATAATTTAATACAACACCAATAGATACCGAAGTAGAAAGTCCAGAAGTGGATAATACACCATCTACTAAGGAGCATGTGGAAAGTAATCCTTTTAAAAAGTATGCATCCACTGAGGATACATCAACTGAAGAGGCTGAAGCATCACAACCACCTAGTGAAGACTATACCCTAAACTGTCCTGAGTACATTCCGCAAGATGAGGTTAAAGCCCATATTGAGGCTTTTAAGGATGCGGGTATTGAGGCAAAGACGGCACAGAAAGTTATAGACCGCCTTGTTGCTCATGGGCAAGAGAACGAGAAGCGTTCGATAGAGCGGTTGGACAAGGCGTTAGCGGAAGACAAGACGGCATTGATGTCTGAATATGGAGCGGATTACAGCAGAAAAGAGAAAGACATATCCCGTTATTTTCATCAAGAGAAGATAGCAGACGCCGATGTTCAAGCCCTTGTATCTACATGGGGATTTCAAAAGACATTTAAGTTTTTTGATCGTTACGCTCAAATGAACAAAGAGAGTTCGGTAGGGGATACTTTTGCCCGATCAGAGGGGCAACACGGGATTCGAGAAGATTATGACAAGCTGTTTCATAGTCCAGAATTTATAGAGAAGCGTAGAGCGGGCGATACTTTTGCCAATAGTAAGATAAAACAATGGGCAAAACAACAAGCCTTATTAGATCAATAGCACCATAGGAAAGGATATTAAATCATGGCGACTAAACAACAGTTAGCGACGGCTAATATATTAGAGTTCAAGAAGCATGTTGAACTTGCACTGCAACAGGAAGCATCGAAGCTCAGACCTACGGTAACGGAGAAGTCGACTGATGGGGAGGCATCGGCTTTAGTGGAAATATTCAAGCCGACTGAGGCTCATGAGATTATTGGTGATATGTCGGATACTATCTACAATGAAACGGGGCAAGAGAGAAGATGGATTAGCCACAAGCAATACGGATGGGCGGAACGGATTGATCCTTTTGCAACGCTTGATTCAGGGCTTAATCCTCTTCTTCCTTACGCCAAGCTAGCCACCCATGCGATGCACCGTAAACAAGATGAAGCTATTCTTAAAGGGATGTTAGGTGTGAACAAGTGGGGAAAGGACGCTGAGAGAACAGAATCTTTTCCTACGGACAATATTATACCTGCGGTTGATGGGGACGATTTTTTTCAAACCTTTATAGGACAGCTTATTACGGCTAAAGCCATAATGAGGAAACGGTATATTGATGTTGATTCTGAGCAAATATACGTTTTAGTACCGAGTGATGTATGGGCATCGTTATTTGCGTTAGAGAAAGCAACAAGTAAGGATTATATCAATACGGCAGCCCTACAAGCGGGTAAGATGGAAGCTTTTGCAGGGGTTTGGTTTATCAACCTGGAGAAAGTTCCTGGGGATGATTTATTTCCATCAGGAACCCAATTTCCAGGTTTGACGGACTCGAAAACGGATAATGTTAAGGGGAAAGTGACGGTGACTTCTTCTGCGTCCTTTGCCAATGATAAGATCAAGTATGTTCTTCCTATTTATTGTAAATCGGCGGTTGCTTTTACGCAAAGGAAAGCGATTGAGGTAAAACATTCTGAAGATCCTGGTAAATGGCATGCACCCCAAATTACATTAACAGCATCATTTGGTGCAACCCGTGTTGAACCAGAGAAGATTTTAGGGATTGAGATATCGCATGCCTCACTTAAGGGAGTACCGAAGTTAGTTAAGGATACAGAGGATAAAAAATCTAAATGACTGAGTGTGAGATATGTAATTGGGCGTTGTTAAAGTTAGGGCAACGCCTGATAGAGGAGCTGGATGAGGGAAGTATAAAAGCGGAATATTGTAGGCTTTTACTTCCTCCCATTCATCGGGGTCTATTGCGTTCATTTGCGTGGAGTTTTGCGACGAAGTCTTCTCTTTTATCTGCTTTAGCCTCAACAGGGGGCGGAGAGGTTCGTTACGGTCTTCCTAAGAAGTGTCTTAAAGTTCTTAAAATAGATAGGGATGGGACATTAGATGGGGATTGTATTGTTGTCCACGATAATAAGTCTCTCCCGCTTTCACTTAAGTATATTGAGGAAGTTTCGTTAGAAGATTGTGATCCTCTTTATCAAGAGGCACTTTCCTTAAAGTTGGCAAGTGAGCTTTGTCCAACGCTGACAGCAGATAGTCAATTAACTTTGCGTCTTAAGGGGGAATCTGAAGAATTGAAGAAATCAGCTATTGACATGGACGGGATTGAGATTGTCGAAGAGAGGGAGTATTAACATGCCTAATGGTGCCTATACCAAGCGATCATTTGCAGGCGGTGAAGTTTCCCCTCAGATTATGCAGTCTCGTAGTGATCTTGAACTGCATTCTCAAAGTTTATCGCAATGTTTGAATATGATTCCTTTATCGGATGGATCGCTGGTGCGACGACCTCCGTTGCATTGTTATGAACATAGTAATCTCCCACCTAAAGCAAGTCGGATACTTTCTTTTTCTTTAGGTGGTGATAAGAGTGCGTTATTCATCTTTGGCGATAAGAAGATGGTGTATGTGGAGGTTACTGGAATAAAATCACCACAATTTGTTCGTTCTTATGATACGCCTTATAGCTTTCGTGAGGCTGAACAGCTTGATTTCGCTCGTATGGGGAATCTGATAGTTTTAGTTCATTCTCATCATCCTCCCCATAAGATAGAGTTTACGGAAGCAGGCGTTATTTTTGAGAAGATGGTGTTTGCTCCACCGCCATGGTTGGGACGGCGTGAAGTTGGCGGGAAAAAGCATGATGCGAAACTGAGAGTAACCCTCTCTGCTACTCGCAAAGGGAAGATTACTGTTACATCTACATTTTCTTTATTTGAGAAAAGCGATGTTGGACGGAAGCTTCGTCTTGGATGGCTTCCAAAGGATTGGACAGCAAACACCTTATATCCTGAGAACGCCTTTATGCAGATGTACGGGAAAGTTTATCGGTGCATTACTGAGGGATACTCAGGTCAGAATTTTGAAGACAATAGAAGAGACACTTATATCCAAGACGGTGGTGTTACATGGAAAGTCATAGCCTCTTCGCAAGAATTAAGCGTTGATAAAGAGGGTAAAAGCACACTTGGGACGGGTGGACAATACAGGACACCTTATTATGTTTGGGGGGAAATCGTCAACGTTATTGGAGCAAAGCTCGTTGAAGTTATGCTTCACAAGGATTTTTGTGTAACGGACAGTAACAGTACTGTGTATTGGAATATGAGTGCTTGGGGTAGGAAAGAGGGATATCCGTCTCATGTATCTTTTTATAACAATAGGCTGTGTTTTTCTGGGTCACGCTTTGATTCTCAATCACTTTATTTATCTGGTTATAATACATTTACTGATTTTAGCCCTGACACCATTGAGGGGAATGTTGATTATCGCAAGTCGCTGTCGGTTGCAATAACGGATGATACGATGTCTGCCATTCGTTGGTTTAGACCGATGGAAAAGGGTCTTGTTGTTGGGACTGATACGTCTGTATGGATTGTTATTCTTGATTTTGAGAGAGGTTTTAATCTGGTTTCAAGACGGTTAGCAGGGATTGGTGTTTATGAAACTCCGCCTTTGCTTGTTGGCGATGAACTAATTTTTGTTCAAGGAGCAGGTCGTAAGATTCAGATTGTCGGCGGTGCGAGTGAGCAAGGATTTCAATTTTTAGATCTTACTCGATATGTTGATCATCTTTTAGATCATCGCATACGCCAACTTGCCTATCAGGAAGATCCGTATTCGCTTTTGTGGTTATTGAATCGTAACGGTGAACTATTGGGCTGTAGTTTGCATGCCAATTTGAAAGAGGGCGGTTCGTGGCACGTCCATAAGAGTGGCGGGCGAGGGGTGAAGATTGTGTCTTTAAGTTCTTGTCTTTGTTTGGATCAAGGGGAAACCGCTGTTTGGTTTTTGGTGAGTAGAACGAATGAAGAAGGTGTTAGAACTACGGGATTAGAGAAACTTGGAGCTTTTAATCCGCTTGTTTTACACGGTGATGGTTTGATGGAAAGGATGAACTAATGGGTTTTTGGTTAAGTGTTGCTAAATGGACGGTAGGGGCATTAGGTTCTGCTGCTACTGGAGCTATGGCTGCGATTGGATTTGGGATTCCTGCTGCGGCTGTTATGGCAACATGGACGGCAACGATGACCACAATGTTGGCTATAGCTAGTGCGGAGGAAGACAACCAAGCAAAAAGAGCGGAAGAATTAAAAGAGTCAACGGAAAATGCCAATGTCCAAGAGGATTTGAATAACATTCTGGATCAGGCGTTTGGGGGTATTACAAAGGCTAAGGAGCTACGTAATAAGGAAGAGATAACGGCTGAAGAGCAAAAAGACGCTTTAGAGCATCTCTCACAGGCATATATTAAGGTTGCAGGGATTGAGTTGTCTGTTAATCCGCACAAGAATGAGGCAACTATAGTTGAGCGGGTCAATGAAATAAAAGACACGATATCGCAAGAACGTATTGCGTGGAGGGCAAAACTTCATGATGACTATAAAATTGACATGGCTACTACTACAGCCGACATTGTTGAGAAGAAGCAAAAGTTAAATTTACTTTACGATGAAGTAAGAGGAGACGGGGAAGAGGCACAAGCCCTTAGAACTAATCTTAAAGCTGCGATTGACTTTCTTGATAGCAAGGTTGCCCCAGAGCATCAAGAGTTTGTTGATGAACGACGCAAGGAGGTTGAAGCTCTTAAGATTCTTAAAGGAGAGCATGAAGAGGCTTTTAACAAGGCAAAAGAATCAGTTAAGAACAACGCTGTTACTGGTGTTGAAGATGCAGAAAAGGCGTTAGAGAAAAGGGCAGAGTTTGATTCTAAATTTAAAGAGTTACTTGACACATTCAGGAGCAAACAAGCGGATCTTCCGCATGTTATAACTCCAGATATTCTTTATGCTATTGTTGATTTTTACGGTGTGTTTCGTGATCCTGAACTTCTGCATAATGAGGTTTTTGCTAATGCTTATCAACAACAAGCAGAGCGGAATGAGCAGGTGGTCTTTGCTACACCTTTAGAAGCGAATAATAAGGCGACAAAGCATTTAGCACGTAGCATAGAGTTATATAAGATCTATGAAGATTATATAAAGAAAAACGAATATGCCCTTGCTCGGAAGTTAAGGTTTCAAGTTGAAGCTCATCAGCGAGAGGCGGCGAGGATTGCGGGACAACTCCCTGCTAAGTTTAGTGTATGGAAGAGTGGTAAGATTAAGGATTGGTTGTTGGATTTGAGCCGACTTGCTGTAAAGTACAAAGCTTTAAGTAATTGGAAAGATCTTGGAAAATCTCTTAAAGATCAAATCAACGCTCACGGAGATGAAATCCATAAAGCGATGCATCTTGCGGATTTAGGGGAAGATGATTTTTACAGGAGTGGTTTAAAAGCCACTGAGCGTTATTTTGTTGCTAATAAGCAAATGTCAGATGATATTAGTACTTTAATAGAAGAAACAGAGAATAAGATACCAACACTTGATGCGAGGGAGCGATCGGTAGCTAAGGCTGAAGTTGACCGTTCAGAGGTTAGAGAGGAAGCAAGATTAAAAGAAGGAGTAGGATTAAAAGAAGAAGAAGAAAAAGCTAGAAAAGAAGCTGAAGAGGCAAGACTAGCTGAAGATGATATAGTACTTTAATAGAAGAAACAGTAGAATAAGATACCAACACTTGATGCGAGGGAGCAGATGCTAGCGAAGCTGAAGTTGACCGTTCAGAGGTTAGAGAGCAAGAAGATAGAATAAAGGCTGAAGAGGTAAAGTCCCAAGCCCAAGTTTTACAACAAGAACAAGAACAAGAAAAGGAAGATTTAGGATTAGATCTTCCCTCTGTACCGACTGCACCGATTGTATTTTCTAAAATCCAAGAACCACTACAAGGTGGCACAGAGGGTCAAGCATCAGAAACAGAACAACAAGCTAAGGAAGAAACAGAAACTAACGTTAGCGAAGACGTTTATCACAATTCGTATCCGACTTCTTCTATGCCTAGTGGCGAGTTATCAGTACAAGCGGAAAAACAACTTGTTTCTGCTGAAGAGGCTAATTTTACTCCTCTGACGTCTGCACAAAAAGCGGAGAAGAAATCTCAGACGTCTGCTGACAAAAAGCGGAGAAGAAAGCACAAGAAACAAGCGATAGAATAATCAATGAGCAATATAGAAGAGCTGTAAAAGCGAATATCGCAAGACAGGAGCAACGGAGCAAGAAAGACCGAGAGCGTTGGGCTAAGCTGTCTAAGGAAGAGATATCGAAGAAATTCAATCTCATTTATGAGCTATTCTCTACTAAAGCTGTTTCTACTCCTGAACTGCTTTTTGATGGTGATTTAACTGTTCTTGATCATCTCATAATGAACGATGTAGTGGATCAGGAGAAGTGGAAAGAGATAACGGATGTGTGGAAAGGGATGGAATTATCCCCTCAAGATAAGTGGGAATCGTTATCTCTTCATTTTAAGTGGCAAGCGGTTTTTGCCTATGATTCGGGATACGGTCGCATTTATTCTTTTTTGACGACGTGTGAGAAATTAAAGTTATCCCGTGAGCAATTGGAAGAGGCGTTTTGGGAAGAGCATAAGCTCTCTTTCAATGAAGTAGATTCTAAATGGGAAGAGTTTAGAGGTCGTAAATACACTTTGCATGCATCTGAAGAAGACGCCATTAAAGAACAGTCTGCTATACAAAGGGTAGCAGAAGATCAAATCCGAGCGAAAGAAGCGTCCTTACTAAACGATATAACTTCTTTGAGAGTTGTTATATCTGGATTAAAAAAGAAGTCGGACGGATCAAAGGCTCAAGAAGAAGTAATAGGAGCTAGAGAAGAAGAACTCAAGGCTAAAGAAAAGGAGTTGGGATTTAAAGTCAAGAAAGCTTTTGATGATAGGAAAGCTGAAGTTGATGATACCGATGTTCTTTCTGAAGATCTTCGTAAGCGTTTTGAGAAACTCCATGAGGTTAAACACGTCTCTGAGGAAGATAGTAAACCACGTATTGAGGCAGAAAAACCAAAAGTTCTAAAGACGGTTTCGCATCCTGTTGTTAGTCCACAGGAAAAGGTTATCCCAGAAGCCATTGATCAACAATACCAGCAAGCTTTAGTGGAACGGGAGGAGTTATTAACCTCTGTTGAGGATGACGCTGATGTCCGAGTTTACGCCGTTTCCAGAAAAGACGGACAGTTGGTGCAGAGGCTATTGAAGAAAGGTGAGAAGCCTAGATCTGATGAGGGGACAGCCTATGGTTATGATTGTAGTATTCGACTTCCTCCCATTGATACAGGGGATGCGTTCAACAACTTTAGTGGAAAGAAAATCCGTATATTCAAGGGATCACTCAAAGTCATTAATACGAGTGATGTTGAGGTTGGGGTTTATGGGGAAGAGATGCATCCCATAGAGGAGTTGAGAGGTTCTCCGAAAACGGGAGAGTTTACATTCCCGATATACAGTGATGCACAACATCTTCCTGAGTTGGTCATCAGGCATAAAGGCGAGAGTTCTCATTTTCACCTTACTTCCGTTACGACGCATTTCACTGTGGAGGATTAGTATGGTCAATCCATTAGTAATAGGTGCGTTTTTTTCAGGCTTAGCGGGTGCTATTTCCAAATATAAAGAGGGGAAACAAAGTGCAGAAGCGGATAGATACCGAGTCTCATTAGCGGAAGAGAACGCCAGACGTGCGGATATTCTGCACGCTGAGAGATCCGAGAGGCTTCGCAAAGAGGGCTTGTTAGATGCTGGTTTGTTTCAGATGAAAGTGGAGATGTCAGGATTATCAGGGGTCTCTGCTGATATGTGGATTGGACAACGCTTTGCGGATACGGAACGAGAAGTTGAGAAAGCCCAAAGTACCCGTTCTTCCACGGTTCAGAGATTTTTAAAGGAACAACAGTGGCTGAAACAAAACGCTACCAACAGTAAGGTTTCAGGGATCGTATCCTCGGCGGGACATGGACTAACGCTAGCAAAAGACTTGTTTAAGGATAAATAAATGGCAAATCTTGATTTAAAACAAACAGCTAGTGAGTCTCTTGCTCCTAACCAAGATGCGGTTAGGGATGCGGTTGATCCCCTAGGTGGTTTAAAGGCGGTAACCCAAGGGTTGGATAGTCTTAACCAACTTTATCAAGAGCGTAGATCCGAACATATTAAGGCTCAAGCACTAACTAAGGATGCATTGCATTCTGCGGATGATCACGCTGACTTTGCTCAATATATGACAAGCTTGCCTACAGGAGTTGACGTGCAAGCCCTGTCGCATAAATACGCTCAAGATCAATACTACAAGAGAGATAAAGAGATAGAAGGTGTACCTGACAGAGAAACAAGAAATTATCTAAGAAATTCAAACAAGCAAAGTCTTGACCAGAAGCTACAGCTAGGGACGGCACGAGGCTTACACGTCATGAGTTTAGAATCTGAAAAGCATATTGGAGATACCGCCGTAGCTTTGGCTCTTAATATTAGACTAAGCCCAACGAATGAAAACTTAGAGATTCAACGCAACCGTGGGTATGATGTTATAGATAAAAGTCTTCTAACGCCAGAAGACAAAGTTAAGATGAAACAAGCGTTAGATAAGACGCTTCACAAATCCCAAACGATAGGGCTAGTGTCTAACGAACCTGACATAGTAGGTCATCTGAGTTCAGTAGTATACGGAAGCCCTGTAGCTGTTAAGGATGGACTATTTCCAGATCAAATAGCGGAGAAGGCGGACGGGGGAACTATAGAAATAGACGAGCATAAGCTTGAGGGTAAGACGGGATATACAGGCATAGACTCACTTTCGAGAGAAGACTTAAAAGCTCTTTTGTCTGAGCATAATCAAAAAACTAACGCTGAAAGACAAGCTGGCAAAAAACGAGTTATTGAAACTATTAAGTTACGTACGACTGAGGCAAACAAGGGGAATATATCCTCTGACTATGATGAAGTTTTTTCTGAATCCAATTTATCCCGTTATTACCAGCCTGCGGATGTTGAAAGTATCATCACTCAAGCTAAGCTTAAAAAGGATATCGCCCCTTATATTAAAGTTGTAGAGACTATGAATGACGAAGCGTACGCCGAGTTTGTCTCTACCGTTAACAGTCGCACAGTCGATTATGATTTGAACGATAGGTTTAAAACTCAAGCTTTTTTAAAAGAGCTTCACGATAAAAGGGTTGCGTCCCTTAAGGCACTGTCAAAAGACCCGCACGAATGGCAAAGATCCAGAGGATTAGTTCCTCCTCATTTGAGTTTAGAGGTAGGGCAGTTAGCTTCTTCCATTCTTCCTATTTTTGATGCCAATGAACAAATGGAAAAAGAACATGGCGTAATTGTTAAAGGGATGGGAACGGACAAAGAAAGGCAATTATCTGAAAAGATTAAGGGAGAGAGGGCTGAAGATTTTGTTTCCTATTTCAGAGATGAGATGACTAAGGAGGGTGTAACAAAAAGCGATATTGAGAAGATAAATAGTGTCGTAGACGGTATGAAAGACAGAGTTACATCATCTATTTGCCGTTTATCTATGAGTGATTCCGCGGAAGCTAGAGCTTCTGCAATCTCCGTCATCTCTGGGGTGAAACACAGAGGCGATATTGAGCTTAAGCTTGAAAGCTCCAAAGGAAACGGGGTTAAGAAACTCTTTAACAACTTAATAAACACCGAGATAGGAAAACTTTATCAAGGCTCGGAGGACGCAACTTACAAGCAAGACGCCGAAGTAATTAAGCTTTATATCATGGGCAATATGCATAAGACAGGCGATTATAAGATAAATTCTTACGTTATTAAAGACGCTGTCAAAGCTGTGTTTGGCAATACTGCCTATAACATGAACGGCTCTCATGTTATGCCCCCTCGTGGCATGTCTCACTATGAATTTGGGAATAGGTTGCACGGACTTACTTCTGATAAACTTGTTGGTCTTTTTGGTGATAAAAGCAAAGACAGATATCCAGAGAGTTACGGTTATCAGTCAGAGGGCGACGGGAAATATAGTTTAACGGTTGGTGGTGTTTATAAGAAAGACAAACAGGGAAACCCTATAGTCATTAACATTTATGACGAATTACCCCAAAATTTCCCTAGCGCGCAGATTGTAACGGTTGGTGAGGCTGCAGAGTATATGAATGCAGTTTTATCCCGTATGAATAGGGAGGAATGATAATGCTTTTTATGGATAACGAGAGCGACTTTAACAAGCGTATGAAGTCTATAAAGAATGATAAAACGACACAGCCGGCGAAGAGGCAACCCGGTGTATGGGACAACGCACTTGGTGCTTCTGTTTCTGGTGTTTTGGAAGCCCCATCAGATATACTTTCTACCGTTACACCGTGGGAATACACACCTGATCCGTTAAAGAAGAACGCTCTGACGGTTGATCCCGAAGAGACGGGGGCTATTGGGCAGATAGGGCATAATCTATTGCATTCTGTATCCGCATTTGGAATAGGAGCTGTGTCGGGTGGATCGATAGGAGGTCCACTAGGAGCTTTAGCTGGGGGATTTTTATCCGTTGCCTTAGCGGAGGGGAGGAGAGCTTTTGAGAACGCCAGAGATGAAGGTCAGGACAGTTTTACAGCTACTAAGATTGGGGCTAAAACAGGGGTTGTTTCTGGAGTGGGTGCATTAATTCCCGCAGGTTTTGGGGTTAGTGTTGTCAAGAGTGCAATAGCGAGTGCGGGTGTTAATCTCGGACTTAGCAAACTAGATAGAATGGGCGATTACGCCATACTTAAGGCTAATGGATATGATGAACTCGCCGAACATGCTTCAGAGATGGACAGCATTTCCATCGCAACCGATATTGTTTTAGGAATGGCGTTTGGGGGCTTACATGCCAGGAACGCCAGAAGAAACAAAAACCTTTCTGGGATGAAACCTACGCCGTCTGAGGGTGATATTGCTACTGGGGCTAAAAATGAACTCATGACGTCTCGGACTTTGAATGATGCTGTTTCTACGACCAATGAGGCTTTTGAGACTCACATGTCCGCTATGACTGAAGCGGAGCGTGCCTTAGTCAACGGAGAGAAGTTTGGTCTTGATCCGCAAAAGTTAGAAGCTCTAGAGCGTGGAAGCATTAAGAAGCCAGATATTGAGGTTGGCACGTCTCCTCTTGCAGAGAATAGAATTGAACCCAGTTCATTATCCCATGATCAGAGGATAGCACAGGCGGTTGAGATAATAGAGAATTTTTCCAACTCTCAAGATGGAGCAAGTTCCATGCCACCGCAGATAAAGAGAGACATTAACATTGTTAAGCATAAGCTCATTGAGAGTGCAATATCGTGCTTTTATGAGAGAGGGGGCAAGTAATGCATCCAGAATGTATTGAAAGAGTCAAAAAGCTTGCTGGCGAGTGGAAGTTAGAACCAGAGGATCTAGAACAGATTGAGAGAGTATCTAAGCAAGCCCTATCAGGATTAGAGCTGAATGAGAGTTTTAAGAACCTTAAGACGGCGGATAAAGTCAAGACTTTGAGTGAGAAAGCACATTTACTTCTTTTAGAAAATGGTGCTTTTGCGATGTCAGAAACTCTCGGAGCTATTGGCAGGGCTAAACATGGAGAACAACTGAACACTCTTAAGAACTTTCTGAGATATGAAACGACAGCATCTATAGAGGGTAGAATTAAAGGAGAGCAAGCGAACGCTCGGAAAGCCTTTCATGAGTTTGAGGATTTAGGATCAAAGCACATGGGATTTTCGGCGGATCCCATAACGAACGAAAATATCACCAAAGCTTTAAGGGGGATTGAGACCGATGATCCACAAGTTAATAAGTTCGGACGAGCCTATCGTAAAATAAGGGACAGGGTTACAGCGCAAGCGGAAGATATGGGTCTTCTTCATCCTTTAGATAATTGGGGAAGTCCGCAACCCGACGATGCCCTAAAAATAAGGGCTAAGGGCAAGCAAGCGTGGATTGAGACGATCATGCCTTGGGTTGACGTAGAAGCATACGACAGAAAAGGACTTTATGGAAAGAACTTAACAGAGTTTTTAGGGCATGTTTGGGAGACCAAATCCAGTGAGGGACGAAACAAGATATTAGCTTCTGGCGGGGCTGAACAGGCGGGGAAAGCCTCTGTTGGCGGAAGTAGAAAGCAACCACGGCATTTGTTCCTTTTAGATGAACACTACAGCGATTACAATTCAGCATTCGGTAAAACAGGGTTAAACGCTGAAGATCTGGTGAGAATGACTATAGACCCTCTTATTCGTGATATTGAGATAGCCCGTACGTTTGGTTCTAATGCTGATAACAATTTTAGGTGGGTTATTACGCAAGCCTACGAGAACGATTTAAAGAGTGCTAAGACGGCAAGTGATGTTACAAAGATGGGGGGATTATACAAAGAAGCCAATATCCTTTGGGATAGATTGACGATATCCAGTGAGATGCTTGATCATGAGTTATCTAACGCACAAATTAATCTGAGGGAGCTGAAATCAGGGTTTTCGACTTTTCAAGTGGTTAAGAGTTTTGGGATGCAGGTATTTTCCGCCCTTCCAGAGACAATAAATTGTGTGGTTATGGGTTCTCATAGGCAGGGAATGCCGTTTTGGTCTAGGGCTTTGCCAGAGTTCAAGAGGCATCTAACGGATGCTAATTACAAAGCATCTATTCGAGCATTCGCCCCAGCTGGTGAGATGGCTATTACAGGGATGATGAATGAGTTTCACAATCAAAGTAAGTTTGTGTCTGGAATGAAAGTATTAGCGGAGAAAACGGTTAAATGGCAAGGTCTGAAAGCTTTAGATAGGTTTCAGCGAGATTTATCTTTTGGTTTTACGTCCTCGTGGATGGGGGAAGTAACAAGGGGATTTAAGGGTCTAGAAGATTTTAAATCTCGTTATGGGGAGCAGACATTCAAGACACTTATTAAAGACTATGGTTTTACTGAATCCGATATGCGTGCTTTGTCTAAGGTTGAGCTTGATGCTGGGATGTTATTGACGCCTGATAGTATCCGAGATTGTAGACATCCCGACCTTATTGCACTCGCCCAATCTGAAAACAAATCTATTGAGCGCATGATGGGTGATTTATCGAGCAAGATGAGCGGGTATATTTGGTCTCAAACGCAAGATAACGCGAGAGGATCGGTTGGCTCTTCGTTAAGAGATACAAAGTACACATCTAGCAGGGGAGGCATACAAGGTTTGAGCCTTGTTACTCAATTCTTAACCACTCCAATTTCCATGGCGGAGAAGCATTTATGGGCTGTTCCTAAAACCCTTGTTGGTGGAGCGAATGGCATGTCAGCTTGGTCTTATAGGGCAAAGTTCTTAGCTTTTGGTATTGTTTTAGAGGGGATTGTCGCCAACACAGCAAGAAAGGCTTTAACAGGTCAAGAACTCGACGATTTTACCGATCCAAAGGTATTAGCTTTAATGACTGCAAGAACTCTTACGCATTATGATAGATTGTTCAACGAATATCACCATGACTTCAAAGACCTCTTGCATTCTGTCCCTGTAGCTTCAACCGTTATTGGTTTGGGAGACGCTGGTTTGGAAGTGTCCAGAAATATCTTCGGGGAAGATGAAGAAAAAAAAGCTAAAGCCAATGCCAAATTAGCCAAGGAAGTCGCTAATAATATGCCTTTAAAGAACTTATTTTATGTAAAAGCGGCTTTCCAGAAGATGGTAGTAGATAACCTCTGTGAGTACTTCAACGAGGGGTACAAGGATAGGTTAGCTATGAATCGTGAACTCCGTAAAAGCAGGAGTAACGTAGGATGACGAAGAGACCAGAGCAATATATTACGAAGCAAGAGTGTAATGAACTCAAAGCCTAAGTTGATGGTCTCCTTATGCATTATATAGTGTTCTGAGACCAAATATACCCTGCTCGGCAACAAAGAGATTAAAAGATTTTTAATCTTCTCATCACGACAAAAGTTCTAGGCTCATTCATTAAAACGAGTGGTGCAATAACCGCTTCTCTTTCCGCTATCATCTACGCACTCTATCATCTCAAAGGATGGCTTCATCAATGATTCAGTCGTTTCTTGCAGGTGGCATATTTAGATTTTCTCTTCGTTTTATCCCGTCTGTATTTGAGAGAATAGCTGATGGTGTATTAGAATATCTGATGCAAAAGCAATCGATTGAATACGATAAGATGAAGCTTGAGCAAACTAGGATTCAAAGTGCTACTCAGCTAGATCTTGCAGATATCAAATACGCAATTGAAGAACTTAAAGTTGATAAGCCAATCAGATTAGCAAGAATAAAAGCTCAAAAGGTCAAGAGTGGTGTCAAATGGATTGATGGCTTTAACGCTCTTGTTCGTCCTTTGACATCACTTTTTTGGATTATTGTTTATCCGCTACTCGTCTGGTGGAGTGTAAAAGAGGGCATCTTTGACAGAAGCCCCCTTTCGATTTTAAGCCCATTTGAACAAGAGATTATCGCTTGTATCCTAGGTTTCTGGTACACTGATAAAATAGTCCAGAAGAGGCGGGGTTAGTTTCTATATGTATGATATTCTTGATAATTTGTTTAATCATACTGGGATATAGTAATCTATACCATATTGTAGTCGCTTCAGGGATTGGCTTTGTCGTATTCTTTTTTTATTTCCCATTCTTCATTCGCTGCTTCTTTTAGCCCTGGAACAAATTCATTATCTAACTGATCTTTGAGTTCATCACGTTTACGTCTTGCTTCGTCTCGTTTAAAATCTGCTTCATCAGATTTACGGATTTTTTCTTCCCATAGACTGCTTAGCCTTGCT